CACGGTGTTGGCTGCGTTGGTCGTCTTCGCGGCGACCTCGATCATCGTCGCGGCCAGATCTTCGGTCTGGATCGCGTACTGATCAGCGAGGTCATCCGTGATCGCGTTCAGCGCGGACGGGCTCGTCCAGTCGATGACCTGGAAAGCGACGTCGATCGCGCCGCCAAGCGTCTGCTTGGTCACGGGGATCGGATCGACAAGGAACTTCCGCGAGGGGAGCTCGGTCTTCTGCGTCGTCTGGATGCCGACCTGCGTGTTCTGGGTCACCTTGGGACGGGTGAACGAAGAGCCGTACTGCGGCATCGGGTACTGGCGCAGAGACGCGACCACGGGGCGGCTGGCGTCGATGATCTTGATGACGTCGCCGACGACCGGCTCAGGCACGAGACCAGGCACATCACCTGTGACCTCGTTGGCGATGCGGTCGACGTTGACGGCGCGGTTCAGATCTTCGAGCTTGCGCCGAGCCTCGCGATCACCCTGATACGAGTGGATGACGTCGTGCATGTAGTCGCCAGGCGTCGGGTAGAACGACCGGACGATCTCCGCGTACTCCTTGCCGGCGTTGGGCTCGGAGTTCGACGCGGTGCGGTTGATCGGAGCCGCATTGGTGCGGACCGGCATCTTCTCGAGGACCGCGGACGACCGGGCGATCAGCTCATCGAGCTCGCCGGCTTCCTCGATCTGCTTGTTGAGCTTCTCGATCTCGCCGCGGAGCACGTCGATGTTGGCCTTCTCGGACTCCGAGGGCTCGCCCCCATTTTCCGCGACCTTCGTCGACAGCGCCGTCAGCTGACCGAGCTTTCCTTCGAGCATCTTGCGAAGGATCTCGAGCATTGGTTTCCCTTTGGTTCGGAGTGACATTGGCTCGCAGCGACGGGCGCACGCGAAAGAAGGTCGGAACCTCCGGGATTCGTTTCTACCAGGAGGCGGCCAGCGCTGTCCAGTCTTTCGACGACCGCGTCAGTCCTTGGGCGTTACAATCGGCCGCGGACACTGACAATATGGACATTGAGGATGCGGAGGCGGACCAAGCGTCTCCTGCTTCTTCTTACCCACGGTGCTTGGCGATGAACTCGTTGAGCTCGTCAAGGTAGGACGTGGCCGCCTCGTGGCTGCGAAGAGCCATGATCTCAGCACCCGCGAGCTGGTTGAACGGCGTCATGCTCACCTCGCGGACAGCCACCTCAGAACGGTGGATGGCCTTGCCGACCTTGCGGCTTCTGATCACCGTGGCGCCGATCGACACGTTAGTGAGCGCGCCATCGTGATAGAGTTCGAGTGCATCATTGCCGCCGGTGGTGCGGCTGATCTTCGCCGTCATCCACGGACCATCGTCTCGCTCGTGGATCGCTGCCACTGCTCCGATGGGAGCATCAGACCGACGGTGGTTGAGGAACATCGGCCACTTCTTGCCGGTCACCTCAGCCCGCTTGATGGTCTGTGCGAAGGATCCGCGATCCCAGACCTCGGTGTAGAAGAGGCGACCGTCGTCGGAGACCTCGTTCTCCACGTCCCAACGGAGCAGGCGAGCCACGAGCGTGCGACCCTCTGCACCCTGAATCTCGAGCGTATCAAGGTCAAGTGCTCGAGTGATGTCGCCGTTGAAGTTCATCACACTGCTCCCGGATCATCTGGCTTGCTGGCGATAGCCTTCGGCTGCTCAGGCTTCTTGAGCATAGGGTCTTCGTATCCTGCGGGTAGCGGACCAAGACGTTCCAGCACCCGAAGCTCTTCGAGTGTATAGACGCCGGTCTCACGCGCGAGCTTGTAGGATTCCATGCGCTCCTTGAACGACATGCGCATGGTCTCTTCGGACGAATACCGTGCCAGCGTCTTGCCTGGCAGAATATCGGCAAACGTCTGCTCAATCCGGACCATGATCGGCTGCATACTATAGAGCAACCGGTCTCGCGTCTTCTGGTCCAGGTTTCCGTACGTCAAGCTCGAGCCACCGGTGGTCAACGTAGCGCTGAGATCCTCCGGCGACAGATTGAACATGAACGCGATCTCAGCCACATTGAACATGCGGCTCTGCAGGTACTCAGCGTCCTGCATGCTGAGACCGATCTTCTCCACTTCCATCGTGGCGGGGATGACCGCCGGCTGTCGGTTCCCAGAAGCATGCCGCGCAACCCATCTGCCCTGGATATACGCAGCCTCGGGCTCACTGAGCTCGGGCTTGTTCACCTTGATGACAACCGGCGGAACACCCCCGTTTGAGTACGCCTGCTGCCCGAAGTCGGCAAGCGTATTCGAGTACCTGAGATTCTTACGGTGCGCCTCGATAACACCTACGCCCCACAGAGACCCAGGCGACAGATACCCACGGACATGGAAGATCTCATCATAGCGGAGTGGACGGTCCATGCCAGTGATCTCGTAGTACGGGATCCCTCGCACCATGTCCATCACGACGTCATCCGGATGAACGGGCAGGATCTGCCGAGGCAGACCGCTTGATTCCTCGTAATCCGCGCGAACTCCGACGAAGTTGCCGCGGAGAACGATGGACGTCACCATCGCGAAGAAGTAATCTGCGTAGGTGAGGAGCGGCCACGGACGCTTGACAACCTGAGGTGTCGGAGTGATCTCGGCATTCGGGATCATGTCGTCATAGCACCGCAGCATGAGCTGCGAGATGAATCCGGCAACCAGATTCATGGCACGCCAGGCCGCCGGAATGCCGAGCACCATCTGATCTTGCGTACCCCACGCCGGCGATTCGATGACCTGACCGTCAGCGGTGATGGCGTATCCACCGCCCATCCACGTGCGGTAACGGTTCTCGTTGAGTGCCGGCTCGGGCTCTCGGGTGCCGCGGGGCATGGCCCGCACGATGCTACCGAACCCCATCGTCCTCAGCGTCCTCCGTCTGAGTCGTCGTGATGTGAACGACCTCTCGGATAGTACCGTACGCGAGCGTCAGTGAGCCAAGAACGATCAGCCCTGCGGCTATCGAGATGATCGCAGCTCCAATGCTAATGATCAACACGCCGAAGATCTGCGCGATGGTATCGACATTCCTTCTCAGAACATCCACAGCCCAGGCTCCTGACTCACCTTCGACGCCATATCATGAACAAAGACAGCCGCGACTGCCGCATCAATGAAGGCGTTCGGGTTGTTGCGATCTCGCGCGATCCGGAGACCTCGTGCATCGATCTTTGGAACGCAGTTCGCCACGTGTCGACGAAGTGTAGGATTCCCATCATGCTTGATACGGTTCTCCATCACGGCATCGAAGAAGCGCTTGGTAGCCGGTACAGACCTGGTTGTCGAGTTCGTTGGGATCTCGAGAATCGGATACCCATCGTGTTCCCACGTCTGCAGAAGCTGGCCGAGAAAGAACGGGTCCGCACCAATTTGTGCCACCTTGTACATCGCACATGCCGTACGCACAGCAATGTCCAGCTCAGTGTAAGGAACGCGCCACATGTCATCACCGACTGGACGTTCCCAGATCTTGAGCGTGAAGAGCTCGGGATCTGGTCCGGTCGTACAGGCCATGAGAGCCATCGAGTCGTGCTTCCAGGCACCGTCCACAAACAGACATACGGGTGTGTCGGGCTTCAGTTCAATGCGACTGTCCTTGCACTCATCCCACTTGTACATGTTCATCCAGCCGGCGGAACGCTTGAGCCAGCCGCCGAGATGAAGACGAATGAACTCAGCCTTCGGAAGCGCGAGCGCCTGAGACATGAGGAATCGCTCGTTGGTCCAGCCATATCGGAAGCCGAGGTTGTACTCACGCCAGGCTTCCCGGTCGAAGACGTCCAGGTCATCGCGGATATCCTTGCCTGGCCAATGAATGTAGAGCGAATCGTCTCCACGCTCCGAGCGCTCCAGCAACTCACCAAGCGGGCTATTCATATCAACGCCAGGCGTGGTGATGTAGACCGTCATCGACTCAGGACGAGCCGCAGTACCAGAGCTCAGAGCTTCTGGCAGATCGTTGTTCTTGAACGCCCAGTACTCGTCAACCACCGATACGAACGGGTTGTAGCCGTGCGCCTGATGGGCATCAGCACCGAGGACCATGATGTGAGACTGTCCGTCATTCGTCTCGATCTTGTTCTTGTAGATCTTGAGCCGCTTACGCAGAGGCTTCGAGCTGATCGCGAACGCATCGACGTTCTTCTTGAGGATGCCTGCCTGCACGCGCGAGTTGGCGGCGAAGTAGATCTCGGTACCCATCTCACGAGTTGTGAGGCAGAAGAGTCCAATGCCGGAAGCCGAGAGTGTCTTCGCCCACTTCCTATGCACGACGATGGCCGCCTCGCGGTGCTTCCACAGTCCATCGTTAGCGAGGACAAACATATCTCGCAGGACCTGCTGTTGCTCGGGCACGAGAAGAACCGGTTTGCCGGCATCCGGACCACGTGGATGTCGACAGAACCGGGCAAGAAACTCAATGATGCGATCGCCGTCGTTAGGGTCGGACATTGGCGCGGAGGAACGCGTCGAACTCGTCCTCTTCGGCCTTCGCCTTCTGGACGTCAACGATACGCTGGATGGACCGCAGACAGTTCAGCATGGTCCATTCGGCACGGAGGACACGATCAACCAACGGATGAGATTGTAGCACTCCGTTATCCAGAGTATGAACAAGCCCATCCATCGAGATCTGCTCACGCCAGACACGAGAGTCCTCCAGCATGCGCCCGTACTGGTTGATGAGGCCATCGGCGACCGGTCCGGCGTCGATATGCTCCTTGAGTTGCCCTGCTTCCATGAGCGTCAAGATACCGGACACGAAGAAACCCGGCCACTCTTCAGCGACCGGGTTCTTCGCGGCACACATGACCTAACGCAATTGACTCGTTACGACCTCCTTTCTCTGATGTTCAGAAGGCGGCCAGCGCTACCTCGATCCCATGTATGGAAATCCGTAATTCAGCTCGTACGCGTAGCACCAGGCCGCATGACGACTGGTGAACTTGAGGTCGTCGATAGGTGCTTCGTATTCGCCTTGTGAGTCGAAGACAAACCAGCGCTCGGTACCTCGAGCTCGATGATCCCAGTTCGTGCAGTCAACCCGAAAGCGGACTACACACCGGATGGCCATCATTCAGTCCGTGAGTTCCGTGACGGTGATGTCTCGAACAGACTCGAGTCGGAAGCCGAGATCGGCGGCCTCATCATCATCCGCACCCTCGAGACGTCCGTCTTCCATGATGTCTCGGAGCATGTCGTGGAAGGTATCCTCGTCGATCCGATCATCATCAATCTCGTGATCAACGACTATGGTGGTTCGGAATGTTCTCATTGACGCTTCGCCTTGACCCCGAGAGCATCGTATACGACGGGTATGCCCTCATCAAGAACACGGCTCGAGAGCTCATCGATCTTCCAGCAGCCATACCGAGCTCCATCTTTCTCTTCGGTTGAGGCCTCCGAATCGTTGAGCGTTTCAACCAGGCCTTCACGAAGCTTGACAAGAGCTTCGACGATAAGAGCTGCCTCGAGTAACGAGCAGTTGATCGTCACCATGTGCTCCATGCCCTCCCGCCTTGGATGTCGTAGATCTTCTTCGCATAGTAGATGTTCCAGCCCGGATCATACAGAGCCGAGACAGAGCATCCGCCGGCGGATCGTGAGAAGTCGTCGCAGATCCCCCACCGCGTGATCCATTGAGGCATGATCTGAAGAAGACCAGCGGCACCGGACCTCGAGTTGCGAGCTCCCGGGTTGCACCTGGACTCGCGATACATGACCCTCGAGAACTGATCGACAGGCAGGTCGTTCGCCTCGATCAGATGTTCCCACTGCGTGCAGCGGCCCTGCACTTCCGTGCCACCGGGCCCCCACACCGGATCATCGATCCAAGCGATGTGGCACCCAGCTAACGGTACGGCAGCAAATACTGCCATTATCGCTACTCGTTTCATGTTGCTCCTTACAGGTAGGGACCGTGCCCATGGGTCGATCCTTGGGTTGTAGACTGGACAGGAACGAGATTGCCGCGCGCATCCATGCGGAAGACGGCAAACTCACCTTCGATCGGACTGATCTCGGTCGTGTCACACTCAGGACCGCAGACATGATCCGCGAGTGGATCGTTGTGAACGATCACCTCAAAGTACCGAACATTGACCAACGGAATCTCGATACGATGACCCCTGGTCTTGCCCTTGATCACGACGAAATCCGAGGACATGTTCGAATCGAACATCGAGGATGTCCATCCACCTTCATGCGAAGGGAAGAACGACTCGTACGCTCCATCGAGCCACGTGAAGATAAGCTCCACAACATGCTCTCCGGCATCCATCTTCGCGTGAGCCTCATCGGACGTCAGCATAGACTTCCTTTCGTTAGGGTAGGTGGCCCCGATCCAGGCTCCAAGAGCCGAGGATGAACTCCAGAAGCCCAGATCGGGGGGTCCAGTAGTCTAGCAAGGGCTTTCCGGAGAAAGCTCCTGGAGGACTAGTGCATTTCAGGTGTCGAACCCATGATCAGCTCGTGAGCTTGTTCCCAAGCTACCCGTATCCCGTCAAGTGCCTCGAGTACGTTGATAGCCTGGTCGATCTGAATGCCAGCCTCGTGCCACATCCGATGGAATTCGTAGAGCAGACCCTTGCTCTTCTCGATGACCTCAATCATCTGCTCAACAGTTGCATCTGGCCGTGAAGGAGGCTCACCTTCCGCGTGGACGACGTACGTGAAGCCTTCGTCAGAAGAGCCCGAGGAGGCGGCCAGCGTTGCCTGAGTCTCCTCAACCAGAGCTCGAGCATCGGCCAGACTGTATGACTTCCTGGCCTTCGCACCGAGCTTACTCGTGTCACCCTTGAAGCTCGCTCGCATCTCAGGTGTCTCGATGTTGAGGAGGATCTCACCAGGGTCTGAATCGACCTCATCCTCATCATCGACTTCGTCATCTCCCCTCAGATCAATGACTTCGACTGGAGGGTTCGGCATGGTGGTGTCGTACGCGGCCTTCTCGGTCGCGTCAATGTGCCTGAAAGCTTCACGCAGGTCAGTGACCCGGATCATCTTTCGCTTCCTCAACGACCAGATCACCATGTCGGGCAGTCGTAGGGATGGTTGCTCACCGTCCATGACGGCGATCATGTCATCCAAGATGGACGGATCACGAGCAGCGACCTCGAGAGCAGCCCACGTAGGCCGTCTCATACTGTGGAGCAGATCGCCTCTCTCGTCCTTCGGATAAGCGTTGGATACCCTACGAATGGCATCCAACGTCTTGACTTCAAACGAGTACCCAAGATCATGCAGGTACTCGGAACAGCGCTTCAGCTTGATACCCGTTTCCTGAGCTCTCGTGCCGGGAATGCCGACCTCTACGAGCAGAGCATCACCGATGGCGAACTTCCCATCGATCTTGCCTTCCTCGTACTGAGCTACAGCCTCCCGCGTAAGAGCAAAGTGAACCGCTGCAGAATCAACCGGTTCATCGCTCATCAGATAAACGCTCCCTTCGAGGATGCTCTAATCCTCAGAGAGGATTCTACCACTAGCGGAGACATGCGAGTAACTCCGGATGGCTGCGAATATCCTCGAATTATTTCCCGACAACCGTAGATAACGCTCACTCCTGTTCCAACAGCAGACGAGCTCAGGCAACCACTCAGCGCGAACGCGATCGCTGGTGGTCCCCCTGCTGGAAATCTGCCTGTCGCACGAGACGAGGAGAT